ACCATCTTTAGACTTAGATCCTTTGAACCACTTGTGTAGATTACCCTCAGTTTGTATTTTCTTTCTCTTTTTTCTTTTAGAAAATCCCGCTGGGTTATTGATATTTCTTTTCGCAGCATCTTGACGAGCTATACTATTAGCTTTTCTTCTTTGTCTTGGATCCGTCAAATCATATCCTCTTTCTTTTGCAATCTTGTTCATAAAGTAGTTACCATCATCCTCATTGAGATTACCCTCTGAGTGAAACTCCTTCTCTGGATTTTTAAGTTTTGGTTTTTCAACAGGTGTCTTACTTTTAATACCTATATCTTTGTTAATTAATTGATGTTGTTTTGTAGCTTCACCTTTTTTTGCTNTGATAANTGTGATTACCACTCATTGCTGTTTGAGTTTCTCTTACTCTTGCCAACATACTTTCCTGACTCTCTTCTTTCATGTTAAGACCTTCGGGTGTCTTAGGAATCATGATAGGTTCCATCATCTTTTTCTTAGCCCAGTCATCTGGAACCATGAGATGTTTGGTTTTAAATGCCATGTGTAATGTTGTAGTATCAATGCCATTATCCTTTGCAATCTTTTGCATCAACTTATCTACTTCATCATAAGCAGGGTAGTCCATCTTGACTAGACCATCTTCCAACTCTTTCACATAGTCTTCCTTCATAGAATATTTGACATTCTTCTTCCTCTTATTCATCTCTCTCTGTATTCTCTTCAACATGAAAGTATTGGCAGGGCTCTTGTCCATACCACTAAACTTCTTATGAGCAGCTTGAAGTTTTTCATCACTCTGCTTTGCCATTTTGGCGTCTTCGTTGAATGATTCTTTAGTCACTTTTTTCTCAGGTAAACCTTTATGTTTTGTTTTAGCGAATTTCTTTACGCTGGACATGCTGGTGGTGGCAGCAACTTTGGAAACCTCAGGCGAGGGGTTTTCCATTTCCCCTTTCTGAGCCGCTCTAACCATCCCGAAGAATCTTTGTTGTTTTTTTGAGACTGCTGGCATGTCAAGTTCCTAATCCTCTACCTGATTTCATGTTCTCTTTACTACCATATCTTGCTCTTGTCTCTACATATCCTTTTGTGTCCTTACCGTAACCCATCTCTTTGGCATCTTTCTTGAGTTGTTGGTTTGCCTTATGTTGTTTGAGATACTTACCTTCACCGTCAGTCTTCTGACCTTTAACTTTCTTTGGTTGGTTACTACCACTTCTCATGATAGCACCCTTACCATACTTATCTCTAATAGACTTTTTCACTGCATCTAATACAGAATCCTTAGAGTTTGATGTTGGTTTTTTAGTTCCACCTTTGTCGTAACCCATCTCTTTCTTGAGACGAGTGGCCTCTTGAAACTGTTGGAAGTCTTTCATTATACTGCTGGTTTGTTACCTTTGTTTGTGACAGCCAATTTTCCAGCCCTAGCTGGGTAACTGTGATTCTTGGCAATATGAACACCTACAGCACCACCTACTATTCCCTCTTTTACCTCATCCTCCCAAATGAACTCTGATCTCCAATCAGACATCTCTTCTGATTTGTTACCATAGTTTGCTGCACCTTTCTTACGACACTGTACTAATCTACCTGATGCATATGCAGATGGCCATACCTTCGCACTTGCTTTTACTTTCTTATAACAAGCATCTTTCTTACCACTACCCTTTCCTTTCTTATCAGATTCAGATAGAAGAGCTCTTAAGACACCCTCTCTGGATTCCCAAAGGCCGTTCTCATCAATAAAGGTATCAATTAATTCCTCATCAGACCATCTTTCAATATCATATCCCTCTTCTACTATACTCTCTGTCCACTCATCAAACTTGGCTCTGTGGTCATTTATTTCCTTGAGTTTCATCTCTTCCCACTCTGATCTATACTTACCTTCTTTCACCCTTTTCATTATTTTATCTTTAGCCATCTCAATACCCCTCTCTCTCTTATCCATCTTTAAACGAGCTTTAACTTCTTTTTTTCTACTAGTCGTTTTTTTAGCCTTGTCTAACTCTTTGGTCGCTGAATCACTGGCTTTATCAATATAATTAAGCATGGTTCTTGATTTTAATTCATTAATATTCTCTTCCTTGGCCATCTTTTTAGCAGCACGAGCAATACCTTGTTCACGTTTGTCTAATTTCTTATCTTCCTTTTCATCAGCCTCATCAGGTTCATACTTTCTTTTTTCACTATCACCTTGATCGAATCTTCTATCTGCAAGATCTTTTGATCCCTTTGCTATATAAGAACCCATTGTTTTCTTACTCAATTCACTAAGATATGAATTGACATAGTTGTAATCACTCTCTTCTTTCTTCATCTTCTTCTTTGTCTTTGCTAATACTCTATCTGCAGCCTCACTTCTCTCCTTATTAGGCCCGTCATATGCCATTGCGCCCTTCTGCATACGAGGTGCTTTCATNTCATCAACCANCTCACCTTCTGGTTCATNGGATGCTTTGACTGTAGTAGGGCCTTGAATTTTAAGATCTCCAGCAGAAGTGTTAATAGCTCTTCTAGTCACTNTATCTACTNTACCATTTTTTGCAGCTGGTATGTTTTTATTAAACATATTAGCGACTTGTTGTTTAGATCTGGCAACACCATCAGTCCCCATAGTATGAGAATCGCCTTCGCCAGCTGATAAAGATGATTCGTAAATTGAAGAGTATGCTTCCGATAAATTCTTGTCCATTTTCAAAGGATACAGTATAGCTATCATAACGTATTTATTATATCAATAAATAGAAGACAGGGACACTATAATTTTTAGCTAAATGGCTCGTCAGGGAATATTTACTGGATTCACACCGAACGATGGACTGGGAGATTCCCTCGCCTTGGGTGCTAGTAAGGTCAACGCAAACTTTTCAGAGATATATACCACCTTTGGTGACGGAGATAATCTTAGTGCCAATGCAGGGAGTGCTGGTACTTGGACTAAGGCAGGGAACACAGGAATATACACAAGTAAGAATGTAGGTATAGGAACAACTCTCCCCACAGCAGCTCTATATGTATCAGGTAATGCTCAATTAACAGGTATTACAACTGGAACATTCGTTGGAGATGGATCTGGTCTAACTGGTGTGACTGCAACAGGTTCTGGTGTTGTCATCAAGGACAGTGGTGTTCTAGTTGGTGTTGCACAGAGTCTTAACTTCGATAGAAACTTAGATGTTACACAGGCATTTGGTGGTAACGTCACAGTTTCTGCTGCTGATACAGTGGGATTTGCATTTACTTCTGGATTCTCTACTGCATCTGGGTATGCAAACGTTGCTGGAGTATCCACCACATCAGGAACAGCTGGGTTCGCTGATACGGCAACCTTGGCCTACAGTGCAAACTTTGCCACAGTCGCTGGTATTGTAACATACGCATCAGCATCTGGAGTTGCAACCAACTCAGGAGTAGCTGAGTATGCGAAGGTATCTGGTATCGCATCATACGTTGCCAATGCAGGGTTCTCAACCATGGCTGGGTATGCACATACAGCAGGCATCGCCTCAGTCGCACAGAATTTAACAGGAACTCCATCAATAGTTGTTGATAATGTAAACGGTACTGGAATTGTAACCTTCCCTGGCCAAGGCAGTAAGATGCGTTTCGACTTTGACGCAACAGGCGATATGCCTACTGCCACAAGTTGGAGAGGTATGTTTGCCTATGCAAATAATACTAAGACTGCATATGTTTCCAGTGGAACCACAATGGGTGGTTACAATGGTTGGAGAAAGATACTTCACCAAGATCATAATGGTAACTATGAGACTGTTGGTGTTATAACTGCTTCCAGATTCTCTGGTGATGGCTCTACTCTTACTAACTTACCATCAACAGATAGTATATGGAGATCAAACTCTACTGGTATTCATACTTTAACTAACGTCGGTCTTGGAACTACCAACACAGAGGGATATAAACTTAGAGTAGTAGGTAACTTTGATTTACAAGGCAGATTGGACGGAACTGCAACAGGTAATATTCTACCACACTTATGGACTAATTACAGTGATCTGCCATCAGCGGGGGTAAATCAAGGTCAATTTGCACACGTTGATGAATTTGGAAAGGCATATTACGGTGATAAGGAAGAGATAACAGTTCAAGTTGCAGTCGGTACAGACACAGTTAATGGTCAAGTAACAGGTGTATTTTATCTTAATGGTGTAGAAAAACCAGATCAATTCCCTATAACAAGAGGAGCAACTTATCTGTTCGATCAGAACGATGCTTCAAATGCCAACTATAATAATCAGGCTCACCCATTAATGTTCAGTCTAACTGAAGATGGAGACTTGATACCAGGCGGAGCTCACTATGATCCTACCACTACAGTTTACAGACTAGATGGTGTCGTCAAAACTATGGCAGAGTACACCAGTGGTTTTGCTAGTGCTACTACTAAGACCGTACACTTTACTCCTCCAGCTGATGCACCTAATACTTTATATTATTGGTGTCATTTCCACACAGGTCAAGGAAATAGATTAGCACTTAATAATAATGCTTTAGGATGGAGAGAACTTGTTAATAAAAATGCTGATACTACCGTAGGAACAGGAACTGAGAACTATAGAGTTGGTGTTGTGACTGCAACTACATTTTATGGTGATGGATCTAATCTAACAGGAACTGGATCTGGATATGCAACCACAGCTGGAATCGCAACTCTAGCAAGAGGATTGACTGGAACTCCTAACCTCAATGTTGGTGTAGTAACTGCGACCAGTTTTGTTGGTGATGGTTCTGGACTAACTGGTGTGACTGCTTCTGGTACTGGTATCATAATCAGAGATGGTGGCACACTCGTAGGAACCATTGGTACTATTAACTTTGGTACAAATCTTTCAGTATCAGCTGCATCTGCTGGTGTTGTAACAGTCACCGCATCAGGTGGTGG